GTTTCGGCGCGTTCGGCAAAAAAGCCCCCGGGGTCATCCTGTCGCGTTTAGAGCTATTACAGCGGCTACAGGCTGCTACTGCGTTATCTTCACAATCAATCCCACCTTTACTGATTGGGATTATGTGATCGAGTGTGTTTGCTTCTTGTCCGCAGTATTGGCAAGTGTAGTTATCCCTGATTAATACCTTCTCCCTTAACTTTTTATAGGCTGTCTTGTGGTAATGCTTATTTGGCATTAGTGCCAGCCTTTCCTTTTAAGATGATTAAGAGCTTTACAAGCGCTTCCATTGTATCGATGATTCAAGTATTTAATATGAGCCCTTACTTGGGCTCTTGGTTTTAGATCTCGATACCACTTTGACTTCATTTGTGCTAATCCATAATGACTACCATTAACGGCCAGCGGATTGAAAGTGCTCTCTCTCCATATCAGCTCCACCCAACATTGGGATTCAGTTAAATCGCGTAGTTCATTCATAGCAACTAGAGCCCAGTCTTGTTGATGTCTTTTAAGAGGATAAGCATTAGAAGTAGTTATTGAAAATGTATTGATTACGAGGCCTACAGCAAGCGATAGGCATAGCCCGCCCCTAACACCTCGGCGACGGGCTGCCTTCGGGCCCCGCCTCGACGGGAGTGTAGCACCCTTGTCAAGTGGATAGTGCATTTAGCCTCCTAATTGCTTCATAAGCTTGTTGTGGAACTACTCCATTGCCTAACAATTTGAATTGTTGAGCCCTACTTAAACCTAAATCTGTCACCCAACCTTCAGGCAATCCCATCATATATTCAACAAATATAGGATTTAGTTTGGATTGATCCAATGGATTCGGCGTTCTTCGCATTGACAACTTAGATGGTGTTTCAAATCGCCACTTCAATCCCTGTGCTTGCCGGTTTGTCGATAACTGTTCTGAGTTGGCGTTGCTAATAGCCTCACCGCTAGACCCAACGACTTCCCTATCTGGCCTGTCGATGAATTCTTCTCCCTCTCCATAAATTGTTCTATGGGCTCGTCGTAATTGCTTATCTGACGAACTGTTGGGGTGGGCAATAGTCGATTCGCCCAAGTGCTGAGACTGAGATTGTGATTGCCTTTTATTCCTTTCCGCTCCGCTTTCGTTTCCGACCAATGAGCTTCTGATGCTGTGGGAGTCGGTAGGTTGAGCAAGGATGAACAATCGTTCCCTTCGATGGGGGGCTCCGACATCACTAGCTCGAACAATTGTCCATTTAGCGTCATACCCGACTTCGGTAAGCTCTTGAAGAACTTCTTTGAATCCGAGGCTGAGATGCCCTCGGACATTTTCCAAGATGACGATTGAGGGTCGTAACTTGCTAATAATTTGCTTGATATCCGGCCATATATGTCTTGGGTCATTTAATCCCTTTCGTTGTCCCGCGTTACTAAAGGGCTGACAAGGATAGCCAGCCGTTAATATGTCAATTGCCTCAACCGCCGACCAATCAACTTTTTTTAAATCTCCTAAATTAGGCAGATTCCATCGCTTCTCAATTACAAGGCAAGAGGACTTGTCGATATCCGACATCCAAGCCGTCTCAGCCCCATAAAATGCTTCTACGGCCATATCTAGCCCACCATAGCCCGAACATAGAGAACCAATCTTCATTCCAGCTCCAGCACTTTACGGGCATCTATGGAATTACCCACTATCGCACTTCTCAACTTTTCCCTTCCATCACCAGCAAACTTGGTGGTCAAGTATGGGTTAGATTCAGAGCCAATTAGCCAATCGACTGGCTCACCATTAGAATCAATAACTAAATCATCAACATAATTGAATTTACTTAATATGGCCTCAATAGATGATTCTCTAACTGTTTCCACTATCTCGCTTGGATGATTAGCCTTCACCCATTCAATAAACTTCCTATCTGAAGTAATTTCCCACTTGAATTTAGGCTTTGTGGTCGTTATGTAAGCAACCACTTCATCCCCTAATTCAGCCTTTACCCGGTCAGCCCCTAGATTGTCCATTTCCTCTTGGAGCTCGGCTCTTAGGCGGTCTTTAGCCTTCTTGGCCTCGTCTGCTATTAGGCTTACTGCCGCCAGCTTGAGGCTCTTTTCCTTTATGCTCATTTCTTTTCCTCTCCCGATATAGTCTCATTTCTAAAGAGTCTAGGCTTATCCCAGCATCCTTAGCAATGAATTCTTTACTAAATCCCCACTCCAAGAGCTGATGGATATATTTCAAAGAGTGGGGTTTAGACATTACTTTGACTTCCCAGCCCATCCATCACCTTTGAAGATGACTCCCGGGCTTTTAAATTGCTTCTCCATAGGTTGCTGGCAGTCTGAACACCACATCGTATGGTTTGAATAGACGCTGAATTCTTGCTCAACTGTGATGAGGCACTTTGAGCACTTAAACTCATAAGTCGGCAATATCCACCTCGTAGTCTCTATGGCCGGTAAATACCTTACGCTTAATGGTCTCATAACCCGCAGCTAATCGGCAGATTCGGCATTTAGCCGACTTCATCTTCCAATTACCACATTCATCACAGCGAGCTATGTCATCCTCTTTATTAGCCAGTCGATCTGATGGATAGATGATTCGCGTTTCGAAGCACCTTTGACATTCCACTAGCCACACTTCGGGGGGACTATTAGGCACATCTTGGCACTCATAAGTCCTCAAAAGCCTATGGACTGTGTCTTTCTTACAGTTTAGGCACTTGAAGGGATGGACATCTAAGTTCACTTCTTAAACACCCATTTACCATCTTGGTCAATCTTCATCCATTTAGCCGGACATTGAGCCTCGCGGTCTCTTGATGGGCAGACCCAGCCTCGGTATTCGTTGCCATCCTTAACGCCATTCTTGAGCACCATAGCGCCGTGGTTGCAGATAGGCACTTCATCGGCTATCTCAGCGCCTAGCGTTTCGATTAGGTGCTCAATATTGTGATGAACCGGAGATGGATCGTCGGGGCGTTGTTCTTTGACGAATTCGGCTAACTTCTTTGAGGTGGTTTCGATTGGCTTTTGATGCGATTGAAAGACTCGATTTCCGCTTGGTTTCGCATAATATCCAGCAAGGTTAAGAGCTCTCCCAAGAGCGCCCGTCTCTGCCAATTCGAGAGCATATTGCTTTGCCTTCGACTCCGTCGATAGACCCGTAGCAAAAGGAACCGGATCAGCTTCAGTTCGATATAACTCCACTTTGACGATATAGACATCGCACTCCTTTACTAGCGATTCGGCTAAACAATGGGTCTTTATTCTGTAATCTGGAAAGTCCTTTACAAACGCTTTTAAGCGGTCTTGGACTCCAACATAATCATCTAGGTAATTCGACATTTAAGTTCTCCCTTAGCGCTGTTCCTTTTAGCGCATCATCTAATTGTTCTTTTAATGAATAGAATGTGCCATCTGGCCAGTTCTGAATATCAGCAGCGCACTCAAGACAGTAAAACCTTGTAATGCCTTTGCGCTTAGGGTGCTCGCTAACAACCTTCCAATAGGCTGGCTTTTGAGCTAATTGATGAAGCGTTCCACCGCGACTTAAGTGAGCGTAGCGTTGCTTACAGTAGTCGCAATATTGTTGAAGATTGTTATTCCTCAAAAGCGCCAAAGTCGCTCCAATCGGTAAATCGGGTTCGAGCATAAATGGATCCATAGCAGATGAGATCGAGATACGAATCTTCCCGCATTGGGGACTCCACCATTCTTGAGAGTTTGGTCGCGATAAAGACCAGCGCCAAGTCAGCTGGGTCTCGGAGCTGAATACCAAGAATCCGGCATATCTTGAAAATCCGTAATAAGTTGTGCCTCTCATCGCCATACTCGTAGTTCCTGTCTTCAAGAGTGTCGAGGGCTGCTTTAATCCATTCATTAGAGTCTCGATCGTTCAGCTCGTCCGACACTTCGACCCCTCTCGTATCCATCAAAGAAGGCTTTATCTCTAGCCTTATCGAATCGATTACTGATATACATATAGACGATTAATACGCCTAGACAGATTAAGGTAATTACTTGGTCACTATCTAACATCAGCGCTCACCCCGAATTTATCTAGGAAATACGCTGAGATTTCAGCTCTTGAAAGTCTGCCCCTAGATGATCCGGTGCGACCTAATTTCTCTACTGCGTAGCGCCGGATGATTGACCCTTTAACATAATTAGTGCCATCCGTCCAAGCCCCAGCCTGAGAATCAAAAGCGATTACATCAGGTTTATTTATCATTTGCTCCCTATTCTCTAAACCCTAAATAGATTTAGGTAAATAGAATAAGGCTCTAAATAGATTTAGACAAGTAATAAACGGGAGTGTCGGACATCGAGGAAGCCGACCCATTTCTCCACCATTTGAGAACCAGCGAAATCGGTCTTGGTGGGTAGCCACTTAAAAACCCATTCAGGCTCGTTTATAGCCCCTAAATCCCACTCGTAGATACCTTTAGGTGTGGCGCTGATATAAAGCGTTCTAGCGCCCGTTCTAGCCCTTATATCGGCCAAGTAATCCCACTTATGGCGTTCAATCATTAAAGTGTCGTAATGAGTCCTACGGCATTTAAGCTCAAGGTAGGCATTGTGGGTTATGCCGTCTGCCCGGTCGGTCGCTGAAAGAGGCGTTAAGTCCGGGTATTCGGCCTTTAGCGCCTCAAAGAGTTCGACTTCCCGGAAGTAAGTCAGTTATCTTCCTCTCCATCTTCCCACCCAATCTTTTTAAGCGGGTCTGAAGGGTCTAATACCCAGTCTGGCCAAGAGCTACGATCCATAGCGAAGGCTAGAGCTGTGCCTTCATCCATCCCGGCATTACGGCAAGACTTGTAAATCTCTTGGCAAGCAATAGCCCAGTAATCGAGTTTGGTAGGCGGCTCTTTAGGTCGAACCCGGCGCTTGACCGGCTTCTTTTTAGCGACGCGTTTTCTTTGCGCTGGCACTTACGACCCTTTCCCTTAGAGCTGTTTCAAGGGTAGATTCTAATTTATCGAGCCTCGAAATTAGCGGAAGGTTCTCAAGTTTTATTATGTATCGGAGTCCAGCGATTAGTAAGCCAATAGATCCCAAGACAGACGCGATAAACGCGGCAATCTCGGTAGGCATTAACGGACTTTTCCGTAGCGCTCGTAGTTTGGATTAAGCCAGTTGATTACGCTGGGAAGCACAGCGGCAATAGCAGCATTGAGAATCATCTCCGGGTCGAGACCCACCGATAGGTAAGTCGCTAGGGCTGCTGCTAGAAATGCTTTCGCCCAGCTTTCGGTTGCCTTTTTTAGATCGTTTAGCATTGTGTCTCTCTCCTGTCAGGTCGAACCATCGATTATCTTCATCACCTAAGGTCGTAAAGCTGATATGAAAATGCGAGCGGTGTGGGTTTGCCCCTTTATATTTTCTGCGCTTCCAATTAAGGATTGGGGACATAATCTTCCCGTCGTAGATAATATATTTAATTCGCTTGTCCCCTCGCTTGGCGCATTTTCTAATCTGCTCCACAAGCGCGTAAGTTGCTTCGGGATGGTCGTTAAGGTTGGCATCTATATCCAGTCCTCGAACGATTCCGCCTCTTGGTATATGATCAGAATTCGATGAATTAGCAAGATGACGAGCGTCAGCAATCCAGCCATCGCTGCGCCTATCGCGATTAGGAAATTCATCGTCTATCTGTTCTCTGAGTTGAATACCAGCTTTACAAAGTTTAGCCATCAGCTCAAAAGAAGTTTTGCTTCTTCTTGCGTAATACCAAGTTTGTCTAACAGCGCTTGGCGCTTGGCTTCCGCTTCGGCTTCTTTGGCTTCTATTTCGTTTTCAATTGTTGTTTCAGCCGCCAAGATTTCTTCCAAACTTACATCCGCGCTTGTGATAACTTCGCCGGAATTGGCAGTAAAAACGAAATTGTCTTTATCGCCCTCAATAGAGCCTTCGATTAAATTAAACTTATCTTTGATAACTCTGTAAATACCTTGATGGATAAACATTACGCACCTATTTCCGCTAAAATAATTGTGATTTTTTTATTTGATGAATCAGTTGTGTAAAAGGTATTTCCGGCGTTAGGTATTTTGTGCTGTAATTTGTAAGTAGTGCTAGAAGTTGTAGCTGGCTCATCTAAGGTAATCATAGTCACACCGGCATATATATCGCCGATTGCCTGACCGCCACTTCCGCCCGAAATATACCAGCCAGAAAGTGCTTCGTTAATTTGAGTGCTTGTTCTAACTGTGTTGATGAAACCATAACAAGTTCCGCCACCACTCGGATTGCTCGCGTAAGCTCCTGGACAATTAGCAATTACCAAGACTTTACTTGAAGCAGAACTTGGAGTGATTGAGGCTGTAGCGCCGGAAACATCTACATATGAACTTGATGTAGTTGAACGAGAACCTGAAACTTGGGTGAAAACAACTTGTAAAACTTTTCCACCTGCCGCAAGGGCAGCCCATTTCATACCCGAAGTCTCATTAGAGTCGGCTGTTAAAACATAGTTATTTGTTCCGACTGCTAAACGACCTACAGTATTGTCAGCCGTTCCGACTAATAAATCGCCTTTCGCGTCTATTGTCGATTTTTGAACCGCATTTCCGGCATTAGTAAAAACTGTGCTATCGATTGCCGTTCCAAGCGATCTAATCGCCGAAGCTCCGTCTTTGACTAAGTCGGTATCATCCGGCGTAGTCCAGCTATAATTCGTCGTAGTGGCCATTAACTGATTACTCCTGTCGCGTTTTGCCAAGTAAGTGTAGCGGATAGGGTGTTCCAAGCCTCGGAAGCTGCTACATCTTCCCAAGCCTCGGTGAATGTGTTGAATTCGGTCGGGCTAAGTCTTAAGGTCAGGAATAGTCCGCCTACTGATGCCCTAAAGCTCCAGCCCTCGACGAAGCCTAAAAATGTCCCGCCGGAGATATTGGCCGGTAAGTTGCTGATAGCAACCGGCAAGCCCATCGACACATTAAGCAGCGCGTCTCGGTCAGTATCGTCAATCTCAGGCGATTGAAGCGGGAAGGTGATTGACTGGAATTCGGCGTAGGGGTAAGCCCGAAGGCCGATTACCTTATCGGCAAAAGCCTCGACATCATTGGCGTTCTTAAGGTAGGAATTAAATTGTTCGGTGTAGAGCCCGTAGGTGGATTGGCTGGCTGTGTCCTCGGCTGTGTAAGTGCTATTAAAGTTATTGCCATAATCGACTATCAGCTTATTGACTAGGTTTCCTTGTCGGGTAATGGCTGAGACACCCGAACCGAGTGCGTGACCGCCATCGAGCTCGACATAGCCGTTAGTCTCTAGGTAATCCTGTCGATGGCTAGCGTCAGCATAAGAAATGCGGCCTTGAGGATCTTCATAAAGATATCCACCAGCGCTTGAAGCTATCTGTTGAGCAATAGGGGCAATAATGGAATCGGTAATCTGACGGCTGACCATTGTGTATTCACCCGGATCGATAGTGCCTAGACCGACATTGCCAGCATTAGCCCAAGTAGTCGCTGGCTCGTAAGCGTCCCATTGTTCAGCTGGGGGCACTTCATTCCAAGACTCAGTTAGCAATTCTTCTAATAGTTGAGTTATCTGTCCGCCGTCTAGCGCTTCAGCCAAGTTATCGTTAAAGAGTGCTCGTTGAAGTTTTGCTAGTGCTCCGACAGCTGTGATATTTAGTCGGGTGACTGTTGCTGTGTTTCCCGCAGTCTGGACTTCAATCGCTAGGTCGGAGATTCGACCGCCGAAAATAGGGACATAAGATCCAGCGCTGTCTTGGACTTCGATTGTGATGGCCGTATTAACTGTCCAGCTATAAACTGTGTTATCGGTGTTAATGGCTGATAACTGGCAATAGCCGGGAAGTGTTGCGGCATTGAAGTCGGTGCGACCGCCAGTAATGCTTAGGCTAGTCAGGGTGATATTAGTGATATCTGTGCCGTTGGCTTTTACTCGCCAAGTCGGAGTCCAAAGGGTCATAGAATCTGCGCCTGAGTCCTAATTCCACCACCGCCGCTTGTGCCTCGGTTTGTAGCCACATTTAGAGCATCAACTACAGCGCGGCTGAATCCTTCTTCATCGATAACACTTGGAGCATTGACATTAATAATTACACTATCGGCCATTCTTACCCGAGCAACATCGAAAGCCCCGGGTGCTGCGCTTACGCCGTAGTTGATGATATCCCCGCGCTCGCGAGCAACAATATCAGCAATGCTTATAAGGCTAGGCATCCAATTCGGCAATGATAAATTTGATCCAGCAGTAGGTTTATTACTTGTTGAGCCAGTTGCCCCGCCACTTGCGCTTCCACCGCCAGCCGTTCCGCCACTACTGGTTCCACCGCCAGTTATTCCACCACCGGTAATTCCACCTCCAGCTGTTCCGCCACCGCTAGCTCCACCGCCACCGATTGAGCCCCCACCAAAAGGAAGTTGAATATTAGGCGGAATAGATGAAGTGCCGCCGGTTGAAATTG